GCCAGTTCGAGCACAGTGCAAACATCAATGCCTGTGCCAGACCAAACCGCAAAATTGAACGAGTACAAGGGATATGCTATGGAATATGCTGCACGTGTTAAATCATTGACGGCGGCACAAAAGCTTTTGGAAATTAAAGTGACGAATATGGACCATGAGATGGAAATGCTAAGGCAGCATATTAAGCAGCTTGAGAATGTGAATGAGGCATTGCGGAGAGCCAACGTTGACGTCGACATGTCCCATCCCAAGGTACGATGGGGAGATGAGGTTGTGCCGGAACCAAACGCTGGCTTTGCCGCTCCACAGCATGACGATGACGATTTGGCCGCACAGTTGAGAGAGTTAGCCGGCGAGGACATGCCTGTCCACCCTGGCGCTGAGGAAACACATGTACATTACACTCAGCCACCTACACGGAAAATGCTCAAGAAGATGCGGCCTCACTTGAATCGCATGCAAAAACATGAGCTCATTAACATGTTGTCTGATTATGACGAAATGTTTTCCAATGCAGCAGAGAAAACTTTCAGCACTTTTACCACCACCACTTGTTTGCTTGACGCGAATGTTGTGTCTGAGATGAGTGGTCCAATGGTTTTGGGACCAGAGGAGGGGTTGGTAAAGGGACATCCTATTATGTCACCAGTCGATTGCGTTGCAAGATTACATTATACAAATCGCTTTGACCAGAAAGTTGAATGTAACGCAGTGTGTGTTGGGCGGTCAAAAGATCCCTTACACAAAGACACTTCCATATTCATGTTCATTACGATAAATCATCTTGAACATTTGTCAAATGATGGATGGTATAACTTGAGGTTGGTTCACCATCGGACTGCTTTCGTAGTGCACAATGACAGTGCAAGTACCATGCCGTTGTGTCAGGCCTCAGGGCGTTGCAAACTGTTCTACGCGTACGCACTGAATGAGTCTGCTGTCATACCCGCACCCGTTTTGGCAAAGCCCGATATGCTTTTGCGAATGATAGGGGTTATTGGTGGAGTGTACTTTCTTGGTACTGATAGTGCTGGTAAACTCATAATGTCCTCAGGCACTTTGGGAGCGTACAACAAAGAAGAGGCAACCTTTTGTCATACAGCCTCATGTGCTCGTGTGGACGTGGGCACACCAAATGTAATTGAAGGGCCTGGATCAAGCGGAGGTCTCATTTGTATTGTTAACGAGTTGGGGTGTGTGAACTTTGCTGGTATACATGAGCGTGTTGCGGGTTTTGGCAATATCATGGGCAACCAGGCAGTTTACCCGCGCGAGTTGTTCAAAGACATTGCGCGTTTTCGAAGCCTCACGAACTCATTGGCGGGCGGTTCGGTGGGGCAACAACAGCCTGTCAAGGTCGTGGAGCTTATCCATTGTGGAGCCCCTTCATCAAGCGCGTTAACAGTACAAGTAACGGAACAGGAATTAGAACAAATTACCCACCAATTGAGGGAAGGGAGCGTGTGTTGGTACCAATCGGCGGTCACTGGTTTGTGAGATCACATAGGAAAAAGAAAGCCGTTGCTGCACCAAAAGCGTCAAAATATGCGGAAAGACTCATGACTACGCATCACATGGCTAGAGGAGATTATGATTCTCTAATAAACGAGTGCAGTCGATTTACCCCCTTTTCCAATGTGAATATTCATGACGATACCATAACAAAAGTTGTTGACGAATGCATGACTCATTTTCCCCTGTTCTGCGTTGGGACCCCCATGCCATCATACAAAACACTCATCGATGGGCTTGATGAAAGATATTCAAGCAAAGAACCAGAGAGCACCGTCGGTGAGGCTTGGGACAATCTGGCCAATAAGTACAAGGACTTTCTACTTCGTGTTGGAGGAGACAATATGGAAGACAAAGCCCGCGAATTGGAGCGGTTGTTTATGCAAATGGAAACTGACGTGCTAAAGAATGGGCCGTATACCGAATATCAGCCCTCATATAAGGTTTTTGGCAAGTTAGACGGCTATACGCCCAAAAAGATTTTGCACGCAGGGTACAGAACAATACAAGGGTGTGATATATTTTCACACTTTATGATGGCGCGCTGGTTAGCCCCCGTTACCGCATGCTTGTATTCAGCTGAGAAGGCTGTTATCAAGTACTATCCTGCTGAATGGCATGATAGAGTTGCGAAGAAGCACATCAATCGACATTCCGTTTCACTCGATTACGCTGCTTATGATCGAACCGTTACCAGAGATTTGATTGAACGGGTAATGTATGCGATACTGGCGCACACAGATATACCCGCCAATATACAGGAATTCATTGTCTTTCAAATGACCAATGCTCCGTTGACCATGCCCGATGGTCTAGTGATGTCCAAGTGGGGAGGAAACCCCAGTGGGCAGTACTGGACCACCGTGCTCAATTCAATCACGCATATGGTGTATGTGAGACAAATTTGTGACAGTATCGGCTTATACGACTATGAGCTGAGTGTCACAGGGGACGATGAGCTCATATCCTTTGCCACACGTGAAGAGGCACTTTTGTATACCAAGTACGCTCCCATATACGTTCAGTGTTTTACAGGCGAGGAGGCGTCTTTCGCGCATTTTAAGCTCGGAGACTCTCTCTCACCTGTATTCCCTCCTGGTGTTGTTGGGCCTTACTTGGATTGCCTCACGTATTACAACAAGGGATTTCTACGCTACGCCCCGATGGATTTCAGACCCATGCGAAAGACGAAGAACCTTGTCAATTCCCTTGATGGCGAGGTCACCAGGGACCAAGTCGCTGGTGTGTACACTTCGATGTCTTCTGCTAGGTTTTTGCCCCGGAGTTCCCTTACAAAGTTCCGTCTCTTGTTTGACGAGGTTACGAGCATATGTATTGAGGAAAACATACGCATCGCAAGTACTGGGTCCCTGGCGGCAATGTGGTTTGATTATAATGATATTGAGTAACATTAATACCAATATAC